ATTTTCATCCTGGGCTATTTTGAGATAGAATTTTAAAAGAACTTCTACATCAAAATAGCCTGGAGCCTCTACCTATGAGCACATCGCGTCCGGAATTTAAATTCGCGGTCGGTTGTGATGTCCAAGGCTGATGTAAAGAAGTCATTTTTCTCTCTATAAATTTTTTGTATAAGTTTATTTATAACGAGTTTTACTCAGTACCGCGGTTTTTTTAACTTTTTTTGAAATATTTTTCAATTGTTTCATTTAGTTCTTCTTGAGTAAAATCTGCAGGTGATCTACCAACCCGATTTTTACAAACCGCAAATCTACCATCATCTTGCCAATATCCAGCAAGATGAGAACGCATAAGATCTTCACGCTTCATTTTGCGATATTCGTTAGCATTTTTAAAGATAAGAATATTCATTTATTTTTCTCCAACTTTTTTGATTATTGCATTACGCATTCTGCGTGAAACGACAAACCATTCGCCGTATACCGCTTGTTTCCACGGGGCCGTAGATACAATATGTACAGGACCATCAAAATGCAGTTCGTTATACTTTTCTACAATTTTTTGAGCTTCTTCATTGATATAGTTCCAAAGAATCTCATTCATTTCACGCTTCTTCTTTATGTAGTTTTGGCACTTTTCATGAATATCATCGTAGTAAAGATTTTTAGCTATCTCATTGTTTGCATCAATATACTCAGAACCAATTTTTACTGGACGAGATTTTTCAAAGAATCTTTCTACTCGCATCTCGACTGGGCCTGCAACTATTTTGTACTTCACAAAGTCCTCACAAATTTTTCTACAAGTTCAATAGAATTATTGAATGCTTCCTTTTCCCACCAACGTTCAAAATATGGGATGTATGAGCGATTATCAAGAAACCATCCAAGATTTTCTTTCATATGTTGTTTCACATGGATCATTTCATGCGCAATTGTAGTAAATACTTCTGTAAGATTTCGTTCTGCTTCGTTTACCAAAATGATAAATTCTGTATCTGACTCGTCTATACAAATGCCGTGTATTTCTTTTCCGACATCCCAAGAAGCAACTGTTATTTTTTCTGGATTTATGCTGAGTTCTTTACATGTAAAGTTTACAAAATCAGATACTAAACATCCGTTCAATGGAATATCTGGGTGCGTCACACAAACTTCAATATGAGTATTCATTGCATAAAAGCTTTTAGTATCTCTAAAGCAAGAGAAAGGAATAGCATCCAAAGAATAAATTTACCAAAGCCGCGCCAAAAGCCTCCGGGCTTTCTTTTAAATGGGCCATATCCTCCGCAAGAACCGCAGAGCCAAACTGTCTTTTTTCTTCTATATGTTCTTTGACCTGAGTTGAATAACCAACTGCCAACTGAACTGGTGCTTTTTTTGTTACCGATTGCAAACCCAACCCAAGTAGCACCAGAAACTCCAGTTTTCGAGTTTCCAGTTTCAGTATAAATTTCTTTTTTATACATCTCTGGTTGTGGTTTGCGAATTCCGCATTGCGAACAAGTTCTATTAGTATAATTAGCCATTATTCTTCGTCAATCTCTGTCACTAGTTCAAATACACGGTCAGCTCGTACTGCGATAATTTTGTTATCATTATCTGCTGACATATAAAAAACAATGTGCTGACTTGTAAATTCAATTTTATGAAAACCACGAATGGATTCTGTTACATCGTTTGCGTAAGTTACAAATGCTACATTAATCATGCTGCGTACTTCCTGTGCTTTTTGATATTCCATTTTTCAACTACCCATCCGAACTCGATCTCATCAGTGATGATATGAACACAAGTTCCTTTTACAAGGGCTTTTCGTGTTTCTTGAAGAGGACCGACATAAACGAGATGCGGAAATTTTACATTTTTTCCACCATGCGCAAGAGGAGCCAGTACAGTCTCAGAATTTTCAGTGTATTCAAAGATCTTTTCATAATCCTTTTCAACAAAGGAACCAACCTTGTTTACGCCGAGTGGTGCAAAAGCCATATTTACCTCCATGCCTTATATTATGAATATATACTGATTCGGGATGAATGTCAACTGAGTTTTTATAAATAGTAAAAATAAAAACCCCACAAGAAGGATAAAAATATGTCACACCAACTACTTAGAGCACTTATTTCAGAAATGGTAGAAGCCCGTCTCGAAGAATCATATGAAGATAATGTCATTGAAAACATCTTTGAAGAAGTATCAGAAGAAACCTGGGAAGCAATTGAAGAAGCAATTTTGAACGAACTATCACCAGAAACTATGAAAAATTATCTAAAAAAATCTAAAAGTTCAAAATCAGCCGCTGCAAGAACAGGTATGGATAGCTCAGCTGAGCGCAAACAGTTCGATAAAAGAAAAGACGGAATAAGCAGAGCAAAATGGATGATTTCCAAAAAAGCTGGCATAACAAAATAAACTTAAGAGGGCGCCTAATCAGCGCCCTTCATATTTTTCAATGACTGCTTTCAGTTCAAAGATCATTCTGTCAACTGGAACTTCACGCTTTACGGCTTGATCCAACGAACCATAGTGTTGTTCCAAGCAATTCATCAGCAATTCTTTGATTGCTTCTTCGTCTGGCTTATGCTGAAGAGTTGACTTGGTGTACATTTCTTCGAGTTGTTTTTCTTTTTCATCAAACCAACCACGAAGCTTTTCTTCACTCCATTCACCACGTCGAACAGACTTCAAGATCTCTCGGTTTGCTTCAACATCAAGATCGTGCTCCACGAGGATTTGTTGAGCTTCAAGAGCCAGGCGAACTACATGGTACGCAAATTTGACGTCGTAGCCAAACTCTTCAATTGAAGCTTGACGTTTTGGATTTGCAGAGTTTGCCTTTGTACCGATCTTATGCAATTGCGCGTATGCATAACCACGAAACTTGTGGTATGAACCTTTATGTAGGAACAATTTACGGTTATCTCGAACTAGTTGGCCAACCTTAGATGCATAGAGAACACACCGCTGTGGAACAAACAAACTGTCACACATATTCGGATTGTTTTCCATGCAGAGATGGAAGTACTTCACGACGGAATAGATACTAAAGTCGTATTCTTGACGAGCTTCAGTGTCCATAACATGATGTTCTTGATATTGATCAAAACGTTGGATTTGCCGGCCGAAACCAGGGATTTCGCCACGAAGATGCGGAAAGACGTCTTCTTTTGGAGGGATACAAAAGCCGTAAACATCCATATCAGAAGTATCGCTTGAAACACCATAAGCTACTGAACCCATGATCACTTCATAATGAACATTCTGAGGAAGCCATTTAGGAGGGGCGATCAGCCCTTTTTGTTTTAGAAGTTGTACGCGAGATGCCATATCATATTCACTTTCATTTCTTATATTTAGAATATATACTGATTCTCTACATATGTCAACTAAATAATTTTTATGCGATATTAAAGTTCACCAGCTTCAGCTTTACGGCGGCGGGCGGCCAACGCGTTATTAAGCTTTCGTGCTTTTTCTCTAACTTCAGATGGGTTTACTCGTTGCTCTTGAATAATTCCGTTAGCTTCATCTTCGAGTAATTTTTTTGCTCGTTCTGGGGCCAATTGTTCTGCTCTCAGTTCGCGAGCTTTATCATAAAAGTGGCGATATTTTTTATCTACTCGAAGACGCCTTGTTGAAAATACGCCGTTATTTTCATCCTCGATTCCGCGTTCAAATGCTTTCTTTGCATTCTTGATAGCAGTTTCACTCATTTTTTCAACGGTCATATTGTATCCTTTATAATTTACTTTTGTTAATTTAAATATACACTGATTCGGAATGAATGTCAACTATAGAATTCTTTTATCATTAAAGCTTCAAGTTGATAAGCTTCAATTTCCCAAGGAAGATTTTCATAGACATCTTCAATTGCAATGCCATGCCACACTAAAGGACTTCCATTCTCAAGTCGACCATCTGTATATTGTTTAAGATGAACCAATTCATGAAATAAGGTACGAATTGCGTTCTTTGGCGATAACCTCTTTGCAATTGTAATAATAGCTTCGTCTTCGTCGTAATCACAAAAACCATATTGATAATTTTTAATGGTTTCAAACTCGATAGTAAAATTTGTATCAAGCTTAAGATAATTGCATGCAAAAGAAACTGCGTTATCGAGTAAAGCAGTTTCCATCTTTTTAGGCTGGTTCGATATTTCGTAGATCATGTAGCCAAACAATATCTGACCATCGCAAGTTTGAAGCAGTCAATTCGATATTCTATATTACGAACAGAACAAAGAACAACCACATCGTCGCAGTCCGCAAAAGTTTCTACATCAACTACTTTAACAGTACTTTTTGATCCATCTGCAGGCGTATAAATCTGACCAACAGAAATACCATATTTTTCATAAGTTTTCATGTTGTTTCCTTTCATTCCCTATATTATGAATATATACTGATTCGGAACAAATGTCAACCTGTTATCTGTATGAAATTTCAATCATCGCTTCATTAAAGTCGGTCATAATTTTATCGTTCTGTTCTTCTTCTTTTCCACGAGTCGCCCAACGTAGAATTTCTTCAGTATTGCCGCCGAGTGCACCCTTCACAAGAAGAAAATTGATGCCTTCTTCTACAAACTGTTTTTGCATTTCAGGTTCAGCATTAACTTCTATGTCAACTGAACCATCTTCGTTTTCATTCATACAAAGAACTTCGAATGTGTTTTTAGTCATATCATATACTCCAAATTAGACTGATCTAGTTGATCGTAGAGTGCCCATGTCGAGTTTGTTTATGTCGACATAGGCAAATTTTTAAATGTCAACCAGCAGTCAACTCTCCAAGGTCATTGAGAAACTGCTTCTTCGTAGTCGTTTTCATCCAGTACTCAAGTTGCTTTTTAGCTTCCTTGATTTCTTTGTCAAGTTGCTTTACCATTTCATCAGTCAAACTCATGATATTGATACGCAGCAAGCGATCAGCATCATCGTCTGAAGTTGCTTGAGTATTAGCAAAAATCTGTTTTGCAACTTCTGCTTTCTTCTGATTTTTGAATTTGATCTTATCATCGAGAACAGCTTGGATAAATTCCATTTTTACCGTCAACCAGCGGCCAAGTTCTTCAGCTTCAGCTTTACGAAGGTCAATGCGTTTTTGCAAGATAGTATTGCGATAGTCGCAGAAGTCGCGAACAAGATCACGCTCATCTGTGTATTCTTTTAGCTTCCCACGATAATCAATAACAGTCAAGTTTTCAGTGAACGGCTTGGAAAGCTTGAAGGCAGAGATAATCTTTTGATCGTCCCAATTTGCAGATGTGCTTTGCTTCAGTTTGATTTCAAACTTAAAACCAGACTTATCACATAGATCATCATAACCGACAATATGACCTGCGTCTTCGAGATTGTCAAGAACTTTTACATAACCTTCACGGTCATATCCATAAGGAACTTCAGTAATAAGAAGCTGAGTTTTGCTTTTGCGTTCAAAAATACCATTGCAATAGTATCGTCCTTCTTCTGGATTGTATGTTACAATCCCGTTGAAGTCAGGAAATTTCACTCGAACTTTTTTGTCAATATTGCCAGTTTCTACGTATTCCTTGCAGGCACGAGCAAGGTCTTCTGGATCGCGAGGAAGAATGCTAGTAGCAAATCCGGTTGCAATACCTTTGATTCCGTTAGTAAGAACCAATGGAATAACTGGAACATAAAATGTAGGTGGCTCGTGTTCTGGATCTTCATGAACTGGAGCAAGATCAATATCCTTAATGTATTTGCTGAAGTTCTTATGAAGACGAGTATAAGTGTAACGAGCAGCAGCCGCAGATTGAACTAGCCGAGTACCAAAAGAACCTCGACCTTCTACGAGACAGATATTGTTTGACCATTCAGCAGCCATAAGTTGACCTGCGCCAGCGGCAGAACCTTCACCGTGGTTATATCCATAGTCGGATACCACGCCAGAAACAGCAGATACTTTTTTGAAGTCGGTCTTACTGTTTTTGATAGACGAATAAACGTAGAAACGCTGCACGGGTTTCATACCGTCAATCATATTTGGGATTGCGCGAGACTCTAGTGTGTACATCGCAAAATCGAGCCACTCACTACGAGCTACATTTGAGATCGGATATTCTCGAATCATAGAAGTTGTTTCCTTTCCATTTGATTCTATATTATCATCATTAAAGAAATTTGTCAACTCATTCATTCATCAGTTCCTTACGAAGTTGAGCATCTCCACCAAACATAATTTGGAAGTATGAAGCGTCGTCTACTGTTACAGTGTCCCGAACAGGATCGTTAATAACTCGGTCATATTCTGCCTCTTGAAGCGATCCCAAACCCTTGATGTAACGGTGGTTGTAGCCTTTGCAGGTCGACTTGAATTCATTTGCTTCTGTGTAGGTAAAGAACCACTTTACATCTTTGCCGTTAGTGGAGATCATGATAGGAGAGCGAGTAATATGAATACGCTTCTCAGACAATAGCCGTGGCCAAAACTTGTAGAAGAATGCGATGATCAAAGGCGTGATGTGTCCTGCGCCATCATGGTCAGCATCAGTCAATGTAGCAACTCCACCATATGTCATGTTGTCAACGCTATTTGGATCGTTAATGTCGAGCCCAAGAATTGCAACCAATTCACTCAGTTCTTTATTCTTAAGAACATCAGCAGGTTTCATATCCCATGTATTCATAATGACTCCTCGAAGAGGATAAGCACCGAGTTTGCTCGAGTCGCGAACCTTTAGAAGAAAGCCCATAGCCGAGTCACCTTCAACTAGAGCAAGAAGTGCATCATCACTACTAGCAGCAATATGCTTTGCAACTTTTACCTTCTTCAACTTCTTTTGAGCAACGATGGCATTACGACGATCATCAGCAAGTTTCTTAGCCAACTGAGCAGCAATAATAGGCTCGACAATATCGTTAGCAGCAAAGATCTTACGAGCAATATATTTGAAGTCATGAATAGTTGATGCTTCATGATGCTCACGGATATTACTTACTGGGTTTGTCAACCGTTCTTTAGTTTGGCTATCAAACTTTGGGTTAACGAAGTTACGAGCAAACATAATGAATGTAAGGCCGTTCTTAATAACGCTTTTTGAAACTTCAACTTTATGCTTCTTTTTGATAAGAACCAAAAGCTCATCTACGATGTTATTCACGAGATGCTCAACGTAAGTCCCACCTTGGCGAGTATTCACACCATTGATAAAGCTATTTGTGCGAAAGCCATCATTTGAAGCAGCAAAGAACAGAGAAAGATTTTCAGACTTTTCAATTACAACTGAAGCACCATCTTCAATGAACATTTCAGCATATCGCTTCATGTCACGGATTTGAATGCGCTTCTTATTGAAAGAGAATATGATCTCAGGAAATGCCATCTGAAGGCTCGTCAAGCGATCTTGTACGAGCTCAATCGTATCCAAGCTATCAATCGAGTCAACCTCGAACATAGCAAAGTCTGGAGTAAAAGATACTTCAGTGCCAGAGCCACTGCGTTTTTTCATTTTCACTTTGGTGTTAAGGCCACCGTCTGTGCAATAAACTTCGAGCAAATTATCATTTTGCCATGTTCTACCGGTAAATTCGGTCGACATGTAGTTAACAAGCGCTGCGCCGAGCCCGTGAGCACCGATTGTAGTTCTAGAATCGCTGAATGATGTTCCTGCATTATTTTTAGTCCACGCAGCTACTGGGCGAAGAATTTTATCTCCCTCTGGAGTCAGAATTTCTTCCTGTGGAATGCCCCTTCCGTTATCAGTAACAGTAACTGTATTTCCCGTGATAGAAATGTCAATTTTATTAGCAAATTTTCCATCACATCGAATAAACTCATCAATACTATTGTCGAGAATTTCTGAGATCATTTTATTCAATGCAGGAATATATGCAGCTGTTTTCCATTTGCCAAAAACAAACTGTTCAATATTTTCTTTAGAGGTGGATCCGACATACATGCCTGGGCGGAGTCTGCAGTGATCGCGCGCAGACAAAATCTTAAATTCTTCAGTCATAGTATTCCTCAAGTTGTTTATAATAAATTTATATACTGTATTTTTGTTTTTGTCAACTATTTTTATAAATAATTTAGTAAGTCGCGGCGCCCTGGAAGAAGCCCACTTACTCTATGTTTGATAACCTAAAGAAGGAACACAGCTTATGTATATTTATACACCATATTTCTATATCATTCAGGACGTCCGCAACGGTATGTATTATGCTGGAGCAAAGTGGGGCCAAGATGCTAATCCAGAACATTTCATGAAAGAAGGCGGTTACACTACATCTTCAAATAAAATAAAAAAACTTATACGCGAAAATGGATTAAGTTTATTCAAAATAGTAAAAATACGAACCTTCCATACCGCAATTAAAGCACAAAATTATGAAACAAGATTTTTAAAGAAGATTGATGCTAGAAATAATCTAAAGTTTTATAACGTTCATAATAACGATTGGAAATTGAGCGATAATAAAAATAAAGTAACAGTTATTGATAAAGGCGGTAATACTTTTCAGACAGATATAACGGATCCAGACTATTTATCTAAAGAATTGAAAGGTGCCACATTTGGAACAAAACCAGGAGTAGAAATAAAAACTGGAGTAAAAAGTAATTTTAGTTTAAATGATGATAGATGGCTTACCGGGGAAATTAAAAGTGTTAACAAAGGTAAATCACACTATAAAGACGCTGAAGGCAATTCTTTTTTTGTAGATAAGAAAACTGCAGAAAAATTAAATCTCAGTTCATTTTCAAAAGAAAGGATAACAGTAAAAGACAACGATGGGAATACCTTTAGTGTAAAAACAGATGATACCAGATATCTTTCTGGCGAGTTAGTGGGGGCCACGAGTGGAATGACAACGGTCAAAGATTCGGGCGGCAACACGTTTAGTATACCGGCAAACGACCAAAGAATAAAAACTGGCGAATTAATGCCAGTGAATAGCAAAATGGTAGTGGTAAAAGATAAATTCGGAAATAAATTTAGAATTTCAAAAGATGATACCAGATATCTTTCTGGCGAGTTAGTTGGGGCAACTTCGGGTATGAAATTTTACAATAACGGAGAAATAAATAAGTGTTTTAACAACTCTGATAGCATACCCGCCGAATTTAAACTTGGGAGGATTAAAAAAACCTAAATTGAGTTGTATTGTCAATCATTATTTTTAGCTGCCTGCTTAGCTGCATTTTTAGCTTTGTTATTTTTGCGGAATTCGCGACGAGCACGAGCGATATTTTCACGTGTGGCACGAGTTACTTCATTACCGTTTACACCCGACGGTTGAACAACTTCAACTTTACCAGCAGCAACTGCTTCATCGATAAGACGACGTGTTTCTTCGGAAAGTTTTTCATCGCGGCGGATCATTCCAGAATTCAGAGTAACCATTTTGTATTTCCCTTTATGTTGTATAGAATCAATATAAACTATTCTTGAGGATTTGTCAACCCTCAAATTTTTCTTTCAATCGCAAAAACTCAGCGTACTCGGCATCTTTCTTCAACTTACGAGCTTCAGCAGCAGCCTTGCGCTTCTTCGAAGCGGCTTCTTTCATCTTAGCTTCAGCATCTTCGCGCTTGGCTTTTTCTTTTTCGTTCTCTACACGATCAAAGTCGTAGGTAACTTTGATTTCATAGTCATCAGCATAATAGCCGCGTTCTAAATCAAAATCAAATCGACCTTCATTAATCATACCTTTAGCGTTAGCTTTTTCTACGATAAGATCAATATTGCGCTTGAGATCTTCAGCAGTACCATCAAACTCATAACGGCTTACTTCTATAGTTTCACGAACTACGTAGATACCATTTTCTTTACGAGCAGTCATGATATTTCCTTTCATTCCTTATATTATGAATATATACTGATTCGGAACGATTGTAAACAAAATTATTTTCTTAAAATTCAAACAAAGTAGTTGACAACTTTCTAGAATGTATTATAATTGAATTATCATTCATAAAATACTTAAGATGATTCTTTATAGTAACTGCATATATCAGTAA